GATCCAAATTTTGATTACATCTCAGTGAGAGAAATTTCTGAAGATGGCAAACCCTTAGATGAGTTTGTGGATTATGATCCAGTTCACGGTGGCAGTGATGATGAAATCACGGCACTGTGCGATGATATGCTCAAGCACCTTCGCAAACAATTCGCTTATGAGCGATGGTGTGCCAATAATTAAATCGGCACATAAAACCCCCATTTTCACCGATGGGGGTTTATTATATTAATATGATCAAAACAAACCAAATGAATCTCTCCAAAGAAGATTTAAGAGTTATCAACGAAGTTTTCTGCATTGCCTACTCGTTCGATCTCCCTGAGAAATGGGATGCAGATTTTGAAGATGATCCTGAAATGAATGAGAATTTCACATCTGAGCGTTTCTCTCAGGTATGGGATCGAATAAGTGCCAGTATCTAAACTGGCATACACAACCCCCATTTTTACCGATGGGGGTTTATTGTACTCATATGGCAAACCAAATTCCTTCATCCAAAATGATTCATTCTGAAACTATGGGGCATTCGTTCTGGTTAGATGCCTCAAGCAGAAAACTGATGAGTGCCCCAACCTTTGTAGAGGGTAACACTCCTGATTTTGATAACGCTTTATTCGTTGAAGATTGGGAGGGTGATCCCTTAGAGGTTGAGCAGGTAAATGAATTAGTAAACATTTACTACCGCCTCGTGCATCGCCTTTGAGCGATGCGGCCTGATTTTTTAAACCTTGTGCCGATCTACAAACTGGCACAGGGTTTTTCTATTCGTGCTGATAATCCTCTATTATTAAAGAGTAGTAAAGGAACCAATTATGAGCACCCTACATCACGAATCGTTAATGGAACAATGCCACGATGAAGCGTGGGAGGCATTCCGTAAGCATAACAAATTAACTGAAGATCAGTTAAATGAGTTATGTTGGAGGCAGGAATCAGGATCATTGTTAGCAATAGAAAAGCAAGCACAAAGATTGTTTGATGAGAAGTGCCAATAGTATAAGTGGCACACACAACCCCTATTCGTGAGAGTAGGGGTTTATTATTAAAGAGTAAACAAAAGGGAGCACCCATGCTTTTTGAAATCATTTCTGACAATGTGGATTTTATGTTCACTGATGTTGAAGAGATTGGCAGCAGCGACATTTCAATTTGCGTTAATCGAATCATAAAAGAGTACGCCCCTTTTACTGAAGATTACGCAAGCACTCCCACAAGGCAGGTCATCCGCAGGATAGTTCGCAACTGCATTGCAACTTTAGATGATTTGCATGAGTGCCAAGTTAGGGAGTATGCCACTCTATAAACTGGCACACATTTCCCCCATTCGTAAGAGTGGGGGTTTATTATATAAAAGTAATCAAAAGGAGCACTCATGCAACTTCGCCCAATCGCTTCCAACATGACACAGTTGGATCTTTCAGACGGTACATCAGTTTTGTTTTCTTACCAAACTCCTGTCGCTTGCCTCTCTGATAACGGGTATTACAGAACATCTAAGAAATGGTCAGTGACCACATCACGTCACATTAACAAATGGTTAGACGGTGTGCTCGCAAAGGATCAACCCCAATCTTATTTTGATAACCTGGTTGCAGGTTAAGTATTACAACAAAACCCCTTCAGGGGTTTTTTCTTTGCTATTATTAATTTGTTGGACATTTAACAATGACTACTGACCCCAATTTGCTAGACTTTAATTTCAGTGAGGAGGATGCAATCGCAGCACTCATGGAAGATGCGATTTCAGAGACCCTTACTGATGAGCAAAAATTCAACCTTGACTCCTACCTAAAATCTGACATTGACTATTAAAATGCAACCTCTCACCCCTCAAACCTACGACATCCTTCGCAAGGATTATGAGAACCAAAGGAAAAGTCTAAGGGACACCGATGCGACTGCGTATTGGTACAACGCCCAACCCGTGAGACGATCTTCAGTATTAAACGACTTCTAACTGTTTCAGTTTGTTAAGTTTATTTCACAAACCCCTATAAGGGGTTTTTTATTGGTATTATATGGGAGTACGCAACCAAAGCGAATTTATGCCATCTGTTTCAACTCCTACTCCAACCGTTAAGGCAACCGCCCCAAAGAAAAGAGTAAGAAAAGCAACAGCACCGAAGGTAAAGAAATCAGTTGCTAAAATCACTAAGGTGAAATCAACTGAACTCAAACGCCCTTCAACCTCACGCCTCATAACCTTTGAGCGTTACTCCAAAGATATTTCAACCCGTTGGGCAATCCACCAGTTTGAAATTCAGGAGTTAATAAAGGATTTCACCAAAGCATTTAATTTTGTGAAACCTTATCACACTGAACTTGTGAAACTCATTCAGAAATAATCCAAGGGGGCAACCGCCCCCTTTTTTTTGTCTCACATTATGGGGGCAGCTGTAATGGGTTTTGTGCCAGTTTGCAGAGTGTCTACATTTGATTGAAAGTGTGGTGCGTGAGGGTGTATTATATTCATATAAGCAAAACGGGGGAGTTGGGAACGCCCCTTGGTTCGCCACCAAAGAAAAGAACTAATTCCCCACGTGTTTTTTACCCCCTTCATTAAATGCCTATCACCTTGACTTGCAATTACAAAGATGTTTACGACTCAATCGTAACTGATCAAATTGACGAATGGGTTGAAGATGGCACATACGAACTCCGTGACGTATTGGAGTATTTGGATACCTACGGTCAGGAGAATTTCTCATACTATGAGGAGTATCAGGCAGAGTTAGATGAAATGTTCGGTGATGATAAAAGGGAAGCACTTGACGAATATTTGGACGACGTTGGTGGTCCAGAACACGTTCAGGATGCTGCCGACTGTTACTGCGGTCAATGGGACGACCCTGCTGATTTCGCAAAGGAAGAGGCAGAGAATTTATTTGATACTGGTGACGTTCCTTCGTGGATTGAGATTGATTGGAATGCCACGTGGGAAAATCTCTCTTGGGATTATATGATCACAGACTCAGGTCACATCTTCCGTAACATATAATGGTAACAGACTATTACACAGCACCCCTTCTAGGGTGTCTGTGCTTTATAATATTAACATACACACAACAGAGGCATTATGGGAAAAACTGAAAGACTCATTAACAGAATCAAAGAGGTAGGCAACTTTGAAAATGTTGCTTATGTCTGTGAAGATTTTGAGACCTTCGTAATAGAAGTTGCAGAGTGGGGAGTAGACCACATAGCACAGGTTGATTTTGATGATCCAGAATTAAACATCCCCATGTTAGATGCGTTCTTCGCCTCTTTCGGATGCACCCCATCAAACCCACATCCAGCAGGGAGGTATGAGTAATGACAAAGGCAATCGGTAGAGTTCGTGCCACTGATACGAACATTAAGGGCAGCACTCTAAGGTCATCATCAGGCAGGGGGTCAACATTTACACCTGCTGCTGGTTTAGGGAAAGCAATGGTCGACGACTTGGACGGTGTGCTGGCACGGGCAAAACTACAATATGCCAAAGATCGCAGGGCAGCAGCACGGGACAGGGTAGGTGCAGAATACAGTCATCTGGCATGTCGCTTCTGACCTCATAGTCATTCGTTCGTGTATTGGCAGTTCCCCCCTTCGGGGGGGTTGCCCGTTTAAAAACCGCTAACTACCCTAACCTACAAAGTGTTACGAAAGCGAGAACAATGTTCCATAAGAAGTCAAATTTTTTTTCCCCAGTGTAAAAACGCCCACAGGATTACTTGCAAAATATTGATAAGTGATATATAATTCAAAAATGAGAAACATCACAATGCGAAAAAATTTCCAAGATGAAAGAACCACCGTAGAAGTTGATACAGTATCAGGAGAGTATATAATAAGAATACCTGAATGTATAGTAAATGATCAAGGATGGTTTGAAGATACTGTATTAGGGTTTAAGGTTGATGGAGCTGAGATTATTTTGCAAGAATCAAATGACTAAAACTTATCACATATACTTAAATGAGAGATGCCTGTTTAAGAATCTGAGTCAACAGGAGTTTAATGTTATATGGGGAAGGTTATATCATTCATACTGGGATGGTTTAGAATATAGTGAGGTAAATATTGATGAACAACAATTGGCAGATGCCTCTTATTAAACGATGTAAGTTTTTAGATATAATGAAACACGCAAAGATTATTGATAATGCCCTTGATAGGGGTTATTTTGAACACTTAAATAAAAAGATTTTACATAATGGTCCTAAATTTCAATGGATGTTTAATGAGAAGGTAGCAACACACGATGATGATCCTAATGATGAACAGTTTTATTTTGTAAGTAGTTTCTATAATAACAATAATATAGAGAATAAATTTTATTATGAATTAAAACCCCTCTTAGATTTCTTAGAAGTAAAAGCAATAATAAGAGCAAGAGCAATAATGTATTGTAATCAAGGTAAACAGATTATACACGGTAGTCATATTGATTTCGGTTATGATCATAACGCTGCTTTGTTGTATATGAATACCTGTAATGGTTTTACATTAATGTGTGATGATGATTGGGATAGAAATAATGGTGATGTTAATGGAAGATATGAGCAAGGTAATAAGATAATGAGTGTAGAAAACCGTATAGCAATACACAATGGTGCTACTCCACATTGTAGTAGTACTTGTACTGATGACCGTAAAAGAATAGTACTAGCAATTAATTATTTTTAAGTTGACTTTTCCTATATAATCGCATATAATAACTATGTAATTACATAACATTATGGGAAAAGGATTTACAGTTAAAGCGAAATCTCCCGTTGTCAAAAAAGAACCTGAGTGGGATTTTGATAAAGCAAAGGAGATGATAAAGGGGAAGACAGTCGTATTCTGTTTACCTGGTAGAGGAGTATCATATGCATTTTTAAAGAGTTTTGTACAGCTATGCTTCGATCTGGTACAAAGTGGAGCAAGTATCCAAATCTCTCAGGATTACTCATCGATGGTCAACTTTGCACGTTGTAAGTGCTTAGGTGCTAATGTTCTCAGAGGTCCTGATCAGAAACCTTGGGATGGACAGTTAAAGTATGATTATCAATTATGGATCGATAGCGATATTGTATTCAACACTGAGAAGTTCTGGCAGATCGTTCTTATGGATCAGGATATTGCTTCTGGTTGGTACTGTACAGAAGATGGTAAGACTACATCAGTTGCTCATTGGATGGAAGAAGACGACTTTCGCTCGAATGGTGGCGTAATGAACCACGAAACCCTCGAAAGCATCTCGAAAAGAAAGAAACCATTTACTGTAGATTATACTGGTTTTGGATGGACTCTTATTAAGCATGGTGTATTTGAACACGAAGGTCTTCCATACCCTTGGTTCGCTCCAAAGATGCAGGTCTTTGAATCTGGTGAAGTACAGGATATGTGTGGTGAGGATGTTTCATTCTGCCTAGATGCAAAAGAAGCAGGTTTTGAAATCTGGTGCGATCCTCGTGTTCGTGTTGGTCATGAAAAAATGCGAGTCATATAGTATCTTTGAGGGTGATAAACTTCTTTTTGAAGATCTCACCCAAGATGAATACTTTGATGCGATGGAAGACCTCGCTCAAGAATTTTATAAAACTGGTGTAAATAACCCAAACAATTTAAGAACTGAAATTAAGCAAATTTAATTATGGCAAAGTTTAAACAAAGTCTAACTGGAACTACGTTTGTAGAAACATCCCCCAAAAAGACTCGTCAAGGCAACGGTAAACATACAAAATATTCCGCTTCGTCTCGAAATAGAGCACCTAAACGGTACAGAGGGCAAGGAAATTAAGCAAAAAGGACTCGGATTTAGTTATCTGAGTCTTTTTTTTGTCTAACCTCTATAAATAAATGGAGATAATACTAAATATAGGATGGCAATCAAGCGTACATCACAGTCGTTTAAGGATATAAGTTTCTCTTTTACTCCTCATCCAGTAACAAAGGATCTTCCTATTCTGAATAATGAACGTGCTATTGTACGGTCAGTAAGAAATTTAGTTGAAACCATCCCAACCGAAAGATTTTTTAATTCTGATCTTGGAACTGATATTAGGGGCAGTTTATTTGAAAACTTTTATCCTGGAATGATGCGAGTTATTGAGGATCAAATTAGAGAAACTGTTTATGAATATGAACCAAGAGTTGATAACTTAAACGTACAAATGGATGAATATATGGATGCGAATGGATATAATGTTACTGTATTCTTTGATATTGTTGGTACATCCATCCCAACACAGTCATTTAATTTCCTTTTAGAACCAACCAGATAATAATATGCCTTTTACACAGTTTACAAGTTTAGATTTTGAAGAAATTAAAGCCCAAATAAGGGATTATCTTCGGGCAAACAGTAATTTTACTGATTTTGACTTTGAAGGTTCTAATTTCTCAATTTTAATTGATACTTTAGCGTATAATACCTATATTAATGCTTTTAATGCTAACTTAGTTGCGAATGAATCCTTCTTAGATTCGGCAACTATAAGAGAAAATGTAGTTTCATTAGCAAGAAATATTGGTTATGTACCCCGTTCAAAATCTGCTGCAAAGGCATCCATTTATTTTAGTGCAGAAACTACCTCAACTAACCCTTTACTATACTTAAAACCTGGTTTAGTATGTGTTGGGCAAGCAGATGGCACTACATATAGATTTTCAACCACTGAAGAGAACTATGCATCGATAAAAGGTGGTGTTGCTGAGTTTGGAACAGCAGAAAATCCAGTTACAGTTTTCCAAGGAACATTTTTACAATCTACTTTTGTATCAAATAATAGCAGTGATCAACGTTTTATCTTAGATAATCCTAATATTGATACCTCTACCATCACTGTACATGTATCTAATGCTAGTGGTGTGCTTGGAAATCAGTATAGTATGATTGATAATATACTAAAAATTGATAAAAAGTCTAAAGTTTTCTTTGTACAAGAAATTCAAGATGAAAAGTATGAAATATTGTTTGGTGATGGGTATTTTGGTAAAAAATTAGATAATAATGATATTATTACAGTAAGATATATTGTTACAGATGGTGAAAATGGCAATGGTGCATCTAAATTTAGTTTCCAAGGCGTTTTTACTGATAAACCCACTACAGATGTTAATGCATCTACTATCATACCTAGTGCTGGAATCACTGTAAATACAGTTCAGAACGCTATAAACGGTGCTGGAGCAGAGAGTTTAAACTCTATTAAGTATTTTGCACCTAGATTATATTCTTCGCAACACAGGGCAGTTACGGGCAATGATTATGAGGCAATAATACAATCAATTTACCCTAAAACTGAGACTGTTTCTGTTGTTGGTGGGGAAGAATTAGATCCTCCTCAATTTGGTAAGGTACAAATTAGTATAAAACCAAAAAACGGTACATACGTATCTGATTTTGATAAACAGCAGATAAAAAGTAAGTTAAAAAGTTATGCAATTGCTGGAATTAACTCTGAAATTGTAGATTTAAAACTATTATATGTTGAAATTGATTCAACAATCTATTATGACACCTCTAAAATTGCAAATTCCAATAAATTAAAGTCAGATGTATCAAGTTCTCTCACAACTTACTCAAAAAGTGTAGATATTAATAAATTTGGTGGAAGATTTAAGTATAGTAAGATATTGCAGTTAATTGATAGAGTTGATAATGCAATTACTTCTAATATTACTACAGTTAAGATTAGAAGAGACTTAAAAGTACTAAAAAATCAATTTGCACAGTATGAATTGTGTTTTGGTAATAAATTTCACATAAATCCAGAAGGATTTAATATAAAAAGTACTGGATTTAGTGTAAATGGTGCAACTAATATTGTTTATTTGACTGATGTGCCAAATAAAGATGCTAATGGTAAGTTAGATGGTAGTGGAATGGGTATATTGAGTGCAATTACCCGAAATCAGAAGGATGAATTAAGAGTTGTTGTTAAATCTGTAGGAACAGTTAACTATAATAAGGGTGAAATAATACTCAATACAATAAACATTACATCAACTACTGCTGCAAATGATTTAGTTGAAATACAAGCATTTCCAGATTCTAACGATGTGGTTGGATTGAAGGACTTATATCTACATTTTGACGTTTCAAATAGTAAGATAAATATGATTAAGGATGTAATTGCTTCTGGTGAAGATGTTTCAGGAGTTGTATTTACAAGAGATTATTACACATCAAGTTACTCTAATGGAGATCTAGAGAGAAAATAAATGAGCATAGGCATTGATAAGAGAATACAAGTCAATAAAGTAATTGAAAGTCAGTTACCTGAATTTTTAAGGTCGGATTTTCCACTTGCTACTGAATTTTTTAAACAATATTATCTCTCACAAGAATTTCAAGGTGGTGTAACCGATTTAATTGATAATTTTGATCAATATTTAAAGGTTGATAACCTAGTTCCTGAAGTTGTTTATGGAACTACTACCTTATCTTCTGCAGTTTCTACTTCAGATACAACAATTACAGTTGAATCAACTAAGGGATTTCCTGATCAATACGGTCTTTTAAAGATTAATGGTGAAATTATTACCTATACATCTAAAACTGACACTACTTTTATTGGTTGTATTCGTGGATTTAGTGGTATAAGTGGTTATAATGTAGGAATAGCAACACATTTAGATTCAGTTAATAGAGAAAATTTAACTTTTGAGAATACAGAGGCAGAATCTCATCTTACAAGTGCGACTGTCATAAATTTAAGTGTATTATTCATACAAGAATTTTATAAAAAATTAAAGAAAACTTTTTTACCTGGTTTAGAAAATAACGATTTTGCTAAAGATCTTGATGTTGGTAATTTTATTAAGAATGCAAGGTCATTTTATCAATCAAAAGGTATTGAAGAGTCTATTAGAATCTTATTAAGAGTTTTATATGGTGAAGATTCTATAGTATTAGATTTAGAAGAACGCTTAATTAAACCATCAAGTGCAGAATTTATAAGAAGAGAAGTTGTTATTGCTGATAGAATCAGTGGTGATCCACAAAAATTAGTAGGTCAAACTGTATATAAATCAACAGATTTGCAAACTAATGCTTCTGTATCTGAAGTTGAGATATTAACTAGAACTGGTGTTGGTACAGATGCTCCAAAAGTATACTATAAACTCTCATTATTCGTTGGATATAACGATAGAGATTTGATTGAGGGTACATTTACCATTCCAGGTAAAACAAAGGTGTTAGAACCCGTTTCAGCAGGGTCTTCTATCGTTTCTGTGGATTCTACCGTTGGATTTGCTCAGAATGGATATGTTTTATGTGGTATCAATTCAGTAACATATACTTCAAAATCAGTTAATCAATTTTTTGGATGTACTAATATAGTTGAACCTATTGGAATTGGTTCAGAAGTTAGAGCAAATGAGGTTATATTTGGGTATGAAGATGGTGATTTAGATAATAAAGTAGAATTAAGAATTACTGGAGTTTTATCTGAATTTAAAATAGTTTCTGATATTTCACTTGTAAGTGAAGGTGAACGAATATATGTTAAAAATGTTGGTGAATCTAT